GTGATTTGTGGGTTACCAGTAAGGTAGATATCTTGAGCACCATAAGCTACGAGTTGCATTAATCCTCCTCCCATGTTTTATATTATAACATAGATTTTTTTTTTGAATAAATTAAACAAATATTTAATATCCAAACAAATTATTAAACAATATAACAACTACAATGCTTTCTACAAATGTCAATGGTCTAAAATCCTTAACAGTATTGCCAACAGCATTATATCTAAGTACAGGAAAGATAGTATTATATGACCATTGAACTAATACAACTTTAATAAAAAATGTTAGTATAAGCATTAAAAATAATGATACACTATCTACTTTCATTTTATTACCTTTAACAAATCCAGCAATCATTTATAATATATAATATTTTTATTTAAATCTTCTAAAATTCATTTGAATTTTTCCATATATTCATATAACATATCATCACTAACATTGTATTTATCAAATATGCTTTTTGTTTTATCCCTATATTCTACATTTAAATCTAATACTTGTTTAACTGGATTCATTATCTGATTTGTTATATAAAATGGATAATCTAATTCTAATACTTCACTTTTTATAAAATCTGGATGTTCTATACGATCTCCTTGTAATATACTCTTTTTTCTATCTCTACCTTTATTTTTTCCACTTTTATATTGTGAATTTCTATCAAATACTTTATCATAATTTGTTAATTTAACATAAGCATATGGTATACGATCATTACTTTTAGGTTTATTTCCAGGATCTCTTTCACCAATACGATCTGCTAATACTTTATGTGCTATACTTTTAGGATTTTTATAATATCCTCTTAATGATTTTGATATTATAAAATAATTATTAGAAAATTTACCTTTATCAATATCATTTAATGTTTTTATTAACCATTGTATTGCTTCCATAAAATTTTTATCAATCATGATTTTTTCAATAATATTTCCAAATACATATTTAACTATTGGTGCATTATCTCTGCGTTTCATTACAATTCCCATTGATGTTCTTTTAAAATTTTTATTATCTACATCATCAATGCTTTCATATTTATCACCAACATATCGTTTTTTTGATATTAAAATAAATGGAAAGAATGTTTTTTCATATTCTAAATTTTGAGGATCTCTTAATGTATCATCAACAAATTCACCTGCTTCTTTACCACATATTATACAATGTTTTAATAATTTATCGCCACTTAAAACATTTCCATTGTTATCTTTTCTACTAAACTTAATAAATACAGAATCTGTATCACCATATACAATGTCTGGTTCTTCATATCCTTCACTTTTAGCCCAATTTTTAACACCATTATCAGCGTCTTCAATTCTTTGTCTACCAATACTCGTTGTACATGCTGCTATTTTTTTCATATATATACTACTTGTTTTAGCACCTAACTGACCATAAACAGAATTTGCTGTGACTTTATATGCTAATTGTAATCCATCCAATACTTTACGTTTAAATTCATCTGGTTCTGTTTTAATACGTTTTCTGGTTTCTTTTCTAGCTTCTAATACTGTTTGTAATACAGTTGGTACAATACCTAAATTATCATTTATTATTTCACCTTTGTCATTTCTATGATCTTTTAAGAAATGACATTTTATTGTATCACCAGTTTTAACTTTTGTAACAGTATCTCCTTTACCTCTTTTTTCATATTTATAATCATCATATTCTATCTTTTGTATTCGTTCTTCAAATGTTCCATCTTTTCTACATTTTTCCAAATATGGATTATCATTGCTTAAGTATTTATCTTGTGATAAATTATTTTCTATAATTGATGATGGGTATAATGATGCATAATCTAATACAACAATTGGATCATCTAAATATATACCAGTTTTTGGTTCTAATACAATAGCACCTTCATATCCATCTGTAGTTTCTTTATAATCTTTTAATGTTGGCATACGTGTATTTTTTATATTACATTCTTTAGATACAAATGATGTTACTTTAATACCTTGACCTCTTAAAAAGATATATGAAAATGGAACTAAACATACATTTGACATACCGATATTATTAGGAACAATATCTAATAAATTTATAAGATGTATACACAGTTCACAATCCTGAATACAATATTTAGCAACTTTTGCTCTACCACTTGGTCCACCATATTTATGTAAATCAAATATTTCCTGTGGTGGAACATCGTCTTTATTCATACACCATTCAATTTTTGTATATTTTAATGATTTAAATGTTTTTTTTATACTTTTTTTATTATCAATATTTATTATTATTTCTATTTGTTTATCTTTAATTTTACATATTTTAAATTTTTCTCCATCTAATAATTTTACTTCACCAATATTACTATGAATATTAATTGTAATATAATCACCACATTTTAAATAACCTATAGTATTTGTATCGAATTTAATAGTATATATACTAGTGTCTCCAGTATATAAAATATATTTATAATTATATATTTTACCTCTCATAAAATGTGATGCTACATTATCAAGTTTATATGATTCTAAATTATGACCTTTTTGTATTTCTTTAACTACATCAAATAATACTCTACCATCCATATTAAGATATTTAAGTTCATTATCACCTAATGCGGATGATGATAAACGTTTATTTAATGGTTTACATTTTTTCATATAGTGATCATTTGCATTTTCATGATCCATATCTAATCTACCAAAATTATAAAATACTGAATTAGGACTTTTATCATCACATTCAAAAAATTTATTTGCTCTTTGTCTAATATAATCAAAATCAAAACCAAATATATTATAGCCTGTTATCATATCTGGATTATATCGATTAATACATTGTTTCCATTTTTTTAATAAATCTCTTTCATTTTTACAACATTCTACAATAATATCATATTCTTCTAAAGTGTCACAAATATCTTCATCACAATCATCTGGTTTAATCACTTGTATTACTCTTATATATTTTCTAGATACTGTATAGTAAAATACTGTTCCTATTTGAATAATTGGATCGCCTTTAATAATTATAAAATTGCTATTACTATTTTTTAATTCATTATCTAATATATTTTTTATTTTATCTATTATATCATTTCTAGACTTTTTATCATTTAAACTATTATCTAGATTTTCAATAAATTCATCCTTTAAAATACTACATTTTTCAATATTTGTTGGTATATCATTTTCTGTAACAATTAGATCAACATCATTTTTTAATCCACATATATCTTCACTAGTAAATGCTTGTTGAATAATACATTTGATTAAATCTTTTTTACTATCTATTTCATGTAATGGATCATATTTATTATTGTATATATCATATATATTACTTGCTAATCCTTTAAAATCTTTTGTAGCTCTAGGAAAATCACCTGTAAGACTATCACATTCAATATCAAAACTAGCAACTATAATATCACTTAAACTTTCCATATCACTATTTGGTTTAATACTTTCACATTTACAATTATATTCCATATCACATTTAAATACTCTATCATCTATGGTTTTAACACTTTTACCACTAATATCGATCCATCCTGCAGGACTAATATTTCTAGTATGAATAAATCTTAAGATAGGATGTATATTTGATTCATATAAATTTGCTAAACATTCATCATTGCAAATACTTCTCCAATCATCTAAATTATTATTTTTATCATTATATAAATTTTTTATTTCAGATTTATATTTATTAAAAGAACGATAATTATTGAATACCAATTTTACAAATTTTTCTTTTTTTCTACAATCATTATTGGAATCATGTTTGTATTCATAAAAATCATAATTGTATTTTGGAGATTTTACTTCAACATTTATAAATTTTCTTTCCCATACTTTAAGTTTAAAATTTATAGTATTTATGATACATGATTCAAATTTGTTTTTTGACCATTTCTCAGGTATTTTAACATAAAATGATGGTTTAAAATCAATTACATGACAAACTACATTTTTGTTTTCTATTGTTTTACCATAAATAGTAATTTGAAATACATTATCTATATCATCGCTCTGTAAATCAATGATATGTATACATAAATTTGTCATATAATATTTTATACTATAATGTTTAAAATTTTAAATAAAAAAAAATTCAAATTTTTAAAAAATTAATATAAGTGTAATTATATGGAATATGCAACTGGATTATTAATTTTTATTGTTTTAGCAATGACAAGTATGAATTATTACGTTAAAAATAAAGATGTTGTTTTAGTAGAATCTAAAATAGATGGTAGAAAATACAGAGTTGATAAAAACTCTGATCCACAAGGATCAGCAGATTTATTAGCAGAAATAAATACAGATATATTAAAATTATTAGATCATTTAAAATCTGAAGATGATCCAAATGTTAAAAGATTATGTAAAAGATATAATCCAGATCGATTGGGTGAAAATTTAGAATATAAATCATATAAAGCATATTCACTAAATAAAGGAGAAGAAATTGTATTATGTTTACATGATAAAGATGGTAAATTAATACAAGATAAAAATACTATGAAATTTGTATTAATTCATGAACTTGCACATGTTATGACAGTTGAAAATGGTCATCCACCAATATTTTGGCAAAATATGGGTTACTTATTAAAAAAAGCAAATAGTATTGGCATATATGATGCTATAGACTATTCAAAAAATCCAGTAAATTATTGTGATGTATTAGTTGATAAAACACCGTATCCATTTTAATTTTTTTTTATTTAATATTAATATTAATAAAGCATATGTCTATTGATTTTTTAAAAAATATAGATTATAAAAACAAATTCAATGTTATAGATATCAAACAAAAAATATATGATAATGATAGTAATAAAATTGTATTTGATGATAATATAGTAACAGTTATTGAGAAAATAACATACAATTGTAATAAAAATATTAATATCGATGAAATATATGTATGGTATTTAGATAATAGTAATAAAATTAAATCATTGTATTTTGATTATACAGATGATATTATGATAAAAAATCCAATAGAGGATACACCAGATGTAAAATTTTTAGATGATGATAATAATTTTATGATTAAAACAATTATATATAATAATAGTTGTATAAATAATATTGATATAAAAGATAATAATTTATATTTTATTTCAATATATGAATTATTAAATGGTATAAGTAGTGATAAAATTTATATTAATGGTTTAATAAAAAAATATTTTCCAAATTTAAATGATAAAACTATATTAGATATTACTAAAAATAAAAAACCTACAAAAAAAAAGATAAAAGAAATTGAAAAACAACGTAGATGTTTAGAAATTTCTAATGATACATCAAATTTAATTTATAATAATTCAGATAGTAATACGGATGAGTTTCATTTTAAATTTATAAAAATAAATAATGATGATAGTAAAAATGATGTTGATATTGTAAAAATATTTGCAAAATTGAATACAAACATAAATGTACCATTTATTAAATTATATTTAAATGATTTTACAGAGTCATATTATAAATTATACAATGATTATTATAAAAAATTTATTGTTGATAGTGATAAAATATATTCATGGATTAAAAATAAACCAATAGTAATTAATGATGGATTATATTATATATCACAAAAAAATACATTAACCATATACTTTAATCTAGAAAATACATATTTTAAATGTAATATTAGTATTGATGGTACTATGAGTATAATTATAGATGAAAGTATAAATAGTAAAAAATTAAATGATATCATAAAATATTGTAATGATTATATTAAAAAATATATAAATGAAAATAATATTTATTCAGTTGAAGATATTCAATATATAGATTACAATTGGTCTAAAAAATACATATATGATAAAAACATAGAATTATTTAATTATATACTAAAATTTAAAAAAAATACAAGTTTTAATAGTGACAAATATATAGTATTTTTAAATAATTTATTTGTATTTTTTAGACCTATAAATGAAAAAAGTGATATATTTAAATATATATTTAAAAGAGTTAATGATTATGATGAGTTAAGTATTGAAGAGATATTATATTATAAATATCGCAATCCACCATACAATTTTGATGATAAAGAAATAAAAAAAAATATAATTGATGAATTATTAATTAAAGATGATGGATTAGATGAAAGAATGAATGGATATAGAGAAAAATTTATAAATAAACGCAGATACAATAAAAATAATATTGGACCAGAAATTATTATATATTTTGATACTATCAATATTAATATTGATATTAATGGTGTAAAAACTATAGATGAATATTATAGATTATATAAAATATTTACAAATATAAATACATTATACAATAATGATGATACTAAAAATGCAGATTATTTTAAAAAAAATAAATTACTAAATACATACAAAAAAAATTGTATATATAATATTCAAGAAGATGTATATGTACATAATAATGAAGACAGTGAAGACGATATAGACATAGAAAATATGGATGATTTAGAATCTATATTAGAAGATATAGAAAATGATTCAAAATCAAAAGAATCATCATCTGATCCAACATCAAAAGAAAAACAAGATTCGCCACCAACAGAAGAATCATCATCTGATCCAAAACCAGATTCACCAAAACCGGATTCACCACCAACAGAAGAATCATCATCTGATCCAACATCAAAAGAAAAACAGGATTCACCACCAACAGAAAAATCATCTGATCCAAAACCAGAAGAAATAATTGAGGGATCTACAGTGGAGTTTACAAGTGGTGGGAAAAAAGTAATTGGAACTGTTGAAAAAATAACAAAATTAAAATACAAAGTATGTTGTAAACCGGGGAAATCTAGAGGTGAAAAAGCATCAGTTTATATGATAGATAAAAATATTGTCAAATTAGTAAAAGAACAAAGTGGTGGAGGTGAGAATTTATTTGGATATTATGCAAAAAGATTAAAAAATTATGATAAAAAATTATTTTTATGGTCGGCAAAATCTAATGGTGTAGAAAGAGTTCAATATAGTAAAACATGTGATGCTACAACACAAAGACAACCTATTGTAGTAAATGATGAAGAATTAAAACGTATAAATATGAGCGAAGATTTAGGTTCAGGTAGAAAATCATATAAGAATGTAATGAAATATGGGAGTGATCCGAATAGTCAATATAATTATATTTGCCCACAATATTGGGACGCTAAAGAAAAATTAAGTTTAGATCCAAATTCTGATAAATGGGACAGAAATAAAATATTCAAAAAAGGAGAAAATATTAAAAATACAGATAATACTATATTAGAAAGAAGTAATAAATATTGGACAACATTACCACCTATTGTTAAAGATGCTGAAGTTAAAAATCCAGATTTAAATTTACCTGTACCATGTTGTTTTAATAATATGGTAAAAGATGTTAATGCAGAAACAGAAGTTATAACACAAAATGAATTATGTTATAAAAATTATTGTAAATTAAATGATGGATTAAATACATATTTAAATTTTAATAAAGAAAATGATAATATATTTTTAAAAAAAGGTATAGGCGAACATACTATATTAGATAGTTTAATCCATATATTAAATAGTGAAAATATAATAGATACAGATGAAATGTTAAAAAATTCAAATATAGAAACAAAATTTATTGAATCATTTTTTGATAATATATCTGTAAAAAATAGAATATATACAAATGATACATTAGATTATGATATTGTAAAATATAATATATTAAATTATTTCAAAATAAAAACATTTGATAAGTCCCTAAAAATAATAATACTAAAATATTCATTATTAATTCAATATTTTGAAAAAACAAAAAATGTAGTATACAATGATTTAGATCGTAATATTATACGTAAATGTATTAATATAGAAAATCAAAATTTTAGTAAAGATAAATGTATAATATGTAAATTTTCTAATAAAGGTAAAGAACGCACTGGTGTTGTTGAAAAAATCACACCAAAAAGTTATCGTGTTTGTTGTAAACCTGGTACAAATAATTATGATACTACTGGTAATTTATATAGTATTCCATATAAAAAAGCACTAGAAATATGTGTAGAATATGATCCAAAAGAAAAATGTAAAGAATATGATATAACTTTAGATGATATACAAAATGGTATAGAATATTTAACAAATATATTAAATAATATTGATGAAGTTTATAATAGTTTTGTAATATATATTAAAAAGTATATATTTAAACAAAAATGTATAGAATTTATAAAATCAGATAATTTTAGACATTTTGGTAAAAGTGGCAATGGTTATATAACGGATAAATTTAAAAAATATAAAAAAAACATTTCAATGGATGATATAAAACAATATAATAAAATATTCAATAAAAATTACAAAGATATAGATGATATGTATGAAAAGTTTCAAGATGATATGATGAGTTTTAATAGTTTTAATATATTTACAGCATCACAAAAATATATCGAATATTTAGAAAATTCAAAATTTTTAGATGATATTTATATATTGCCTATAGTTCAAAGTTATTTAAAATCATTAGGAAAAAATATAAATTCAATTGTATTTGAAAATGTAAAAAATACTAATTATATAAAAAAACAATATTATGATATAGATGATAATAGTAAAAATATAATAATATATAAAAAAGGAAAAGATTATGAACCATTATGTTTTAAAAAGAAAAAAGTATATAATTATATATATGATATAAATGATATAAATTTTATAATAGATGATATAAAAGTAAAAGACGAAAACATATTAATAAATGCAAAAATTATATTAGATAATTTTGATATAAATAAAGCATATATAAATAATAATTTTATGACACATTTAATAACGGAGGACAATATTTTTATACCAATACAAAAATGTTACATAGAAGATTTGGATTTAGAATTAATATTTGATATAGAAAATATTGAAAAACCAAAATATGATGATGTTATAGAATTTTATAAAAATCCATTATTTAAAAATTATATACCAAAAAATGTAATTGTTAGTGATAAAATTTGTACATTAGTATTTAATAATGATTCATACATACCCGTTAAATACGGAAAATTTAAAAAATTTACAAATGGTAAAAATTTATTTCAATTAGATGAACAAATATGTTTACAAAATGATAAAAATGATAAAAATTTTGAATATATTGAAAATATTGATATTATAATGGAAAATATTGAAGATTATATAGGATTTATGTTAGTAGAATTTAAAAATAAAAATAAAAGATATTTAGATACAAAAAATATAGATAAATATAGTATAGGTAAAAAATATAAAGGTGAAACTATAACAAATATAATAACTACAGATATATTAGAAAATATTGGTATCATATATACATATGATAGTATACTTGAGGATATTAATGACATATTAAATGATAAAAATTTAGATAGGGATAAAAAACAAAGCGAGTTATTTGAAAGATTAAAACATATGAGTGAAAAAAATATCAAAAAATGTAAAGATATAGAATTAATAAATTTGGAAGATATACATGATATATTTTTATATAGATTTATTGAATTATTATGTATTTATGGAATAAATAAAAATGATAGAAAGAATGTTTATAATTGTGAAAAGGATATTGAATTACATTTATTACATATGACTATTAAACGGGATGAAACATTTTTATCATATAGTGATAATATAAAAGAAAATATTGAATCATTATATGATTATGATAATATATATTAATCAACATCATACTCATTCATAACATTCGCATTTTTGATGACATAATCCACAAAAATATAAATATCCATTAAATTTGTTTTAAAATCGTCTTTTGGTAAATTTTCACCAACATAAAAATCACAAATATCTAAATATGCTTGTGAATATTTATCTATTAAATCATGATATTTATCATTTTCAATTTGATACAAACGTTCAAATCCATCATACATACTGTATTTTAATTCACGTGTCATATTAGATATATCTAAATCTGCATAATGATTTATAGTACTTTTTAAATCATCGTTCAACCTATCCTTATTATTATTAATATTGTTTAATCGTTTACTCAAATCATCTATATTAAATTTCATACTTATTTAAAGATATTATTATATTTTTAAATTAAAAATGTCAACAATTATAGAAGAACCAATAATAGTAAAATTAGAAAATATACATAAATATACATATGACTTTATAAGTGAGAATAATATTAGAGTCATAAATTTTGAAGAAAGTATGACAAGAGTTTATTTACAAATGGTTCAAAGAGATTATAGATTTATTGTAGATAGAGAATTAATACATGAGATATTTTGTGAAATAGCATATCGATTAAATCCAAATGATCCATTAAATCGTGATAGATTATTGATGACAATTGGTATGATGGAAGACAATGAAAGTGACAGTGACAACGATAGTGACAACGATAGTGACAACGATAGTAATAATAATGATAATTAAAATTTGGATGACAAATTAAAATTTGGAAATATATATTAAAATAAATATATATTTAATATAAAAAAAAAAATATATATATATATATTATAAAATGCTCAAGTTAAATATTATAATATTATTATTACTACTTTTATTACTACTTTTATTTATGTTTAAATCATCATGTGTAGTAGAAGGGTTCGATCAGGAGGTCAACTGCCAGAATGGCTGCATCTCAGTCGCCACATTCGACAGAATGATGAACAAAGCTACCGATAATTTAAATGATCTGCAGGATCACGCAAACGAGCTGGTCCATTTATTAAATGATTGTCGAGGAAGCAAGCATTGTCCACCACCACCACCATGTCCACCACCATCATGTCCAACACCAGCACCAACTCCTACACCACCATCACCACCACCAGCACCAACTCCTACACCAACTCCTACACCACCACCACCAGCACCACCAGCACCACAAGCCTTTTGCGATCCGAGAGGCGCTCGACCACAATTGTGTCCAGGGCAAATTCCCTGCCCTCAGTGTGGTGAATCAATATGTCCATGTCCATAGTAAGATATGTATGCCAAGAGGCCAGTTAA